TAGGTCCCGCGCTCGAAGAATCAGCGGCTGGATGGAGTTTAGGATTATGGGGTGGTATTGTATCGGGCGCTATAACTTCTACCCTTGATGGTACAATTAATTCTAGCGTCACAAGTCTAACGTTGGCGGAATCAGGATCGTTTGGTTCTTCAGGAACTGTTAAAGTAGACGATGAACATATTGCTTATACGGGAAATGATTCAGGAACAGAAACCCTATCCGGACTTACCAGAGGAGCTGATAATACGACCGCAGCTTCTCATTCTGATGGAGCAACCGTAACCGATATAGCCGATTATACTAAATGGGGTGCATCGCAAACCGGTGATATTGTAACGGCCCCTGGTCTATGGTCCCTGGATAATTTTGGCAATAAACTTATAGCAACCATTTTTGATGGTGCTACTTTTGAATGGGATTCTAACGCAACCGATGCAACGTCTACAAGAGCCACGCTTCTTGCCAATGCGCCGACGGCTGCCATAAGGACTCTGGTTTCTACACCGGACAGACACTTATTATTCTTTGGAACTGAAACAACCATTGGAACAACTTCAACGCAGGACGAAATGTTTATAAGATGGTCGGATCAGGAAAGCATTGATGCTTCGACTTCATACGCTCCTTCAGCAACCAATACCGCCGGCACACAAAGACTGGCCGACGGCACGAGAATCGTGGGGGCGATCAGGGGCCGTGATGCGATATACGTCTGGACCGATACGGCATTATTTATTATGAGATTTGTTGGTCCTCCTTTTACTTTTTCCTTCCAGCAGGTTGGAACAAACTGTGGACTCATTGGAAAGAACGCAGCGGTAGAAGTAGACGGTTCCGCCTACTGGATGTCAGAGAATGGTTTCTTTAGATATACTGGTAAACTAGAATCTTTACCATGTCTTGTTGAAGACCATGTTTATGATGATCTGGCTACGGTTCCTAAACAACATATTTATGCAGGATTGAACAACCTTTTTGGCGAAGTAACCTGGTTCTATCCGAACAGTGGTGCTTCCTCAAACAATCGATCAACAACTTATAATTATATGGATTCAACACCAGAAAGACCCGTGTGGACAACCAGCACACTTGCAAGATCAACATGGGCAGACTCTGCCATATTCGGAAAGCCCCATGGAACAGAATACGATTCGTCCGCAACAAGCGATTCAACGGTCGGAAACACCGACGGCGTTACGACCTACTATGAACACGAAACAGGAGTGAATCAAATTAAAGCTGGAACAACAAGTGCTATTGCAGCAAGCATTGAATCAGGAGATTTTGACTTGGATCAAAAAGGTTTAGCTGGTGATGGAGAATTTATGATGAAAATCAGAAGAGTGCTCCCCGACTTTTTACAACAGACGGGAGATGCAACGGTTACATTAAATTTAAAGAATTATCCAACGGACTCACAGACCAGTTCATCTCTTGGACCTTTTGAATCAACGACTAGTACGACTAAAATAGATACAAGGGCACGAGCCCGTGCTATATCATTAAAGATTTCAAATTCCGATCAAGGACAGCATTGGAAACTTGGAACATTCAGACTTGATATACAACCGGACGGGAGGAGATAATGGCTAGAATAGTACAATCATTAACTCAACCTTTAGAAAAATACGACCAGCAGATTCAACAATCTTTTGTAAGAGATGTAGATAGTATCGTACAGAAACTAAACACCACTTTTCAACAGGATTTAAAAGACGAGGCGGAAGCGGAAAGCTTCTATATTGCATAATGGCAAATACATTTGTAAACAAAAAAGTTGATTTAACGAGTACAAGTGCTACTACGCTATACACTGTACCCAGTGCTACAACCGCTGTTATTAAGTCTATTTTAGTATCTGAAGACTCAAATAATGCAGATACGATTACAGTCACTTTAACTGATACAGATAGCGCTGTTTTCAACCTTTTTGTGACTAAAGCGATATCTGCAAAAGGGACCTCGGAACTGCTTAGTCAGCCTTTAGTCGTTGCTGAAAGCGAGATTATCAAAGTAACGGCTGCAACAGCCAATCGGCTGCATGTTGTACTTTCGGCTTTGGAAATTAAGCCAAGAGTAGTTACATCTTGATTTATTCTGCTAAAAAGAATAAGTTATAAACTCAGGTGAAATTCCTGCCTTTTAACAATTACATAAAACTATGATAACACGATCACAAATTCGAAGACAATTGCGTAAAGGCGGAATCGCCAGCCTTCCTAGACAAGGATACTTTCTTGGTGATATCGTCGGAGGCATCGGTGATGTTCTTGGAGGAGCCGCTAAAAAAGTCAAAGAAATAGTTAAAAGCGATGCAGGCAAAGCTGCACTGGCAATTGCTGCTATGTATGCTGGTGGTAAAGCAGGAATGTTTGGGAAAGGTATTCAACAACAAGGATGGAAGAATTTTTTATTAGGAACACCAGGAATAGCTGAACAGGGTGGAACCATGGGAAAATTAGGTGAATGGGGATTAACTAAAGGATTTTCCGGAGGACTTACAGGACTTGGTATGGGTGCAGCAGCAGGAGCCGGAACAGCTTTAATGGCAGGAGCTCCAAAACCACCAAAGGACCAATTAGATTTAATGAAACAAAGAGGTGAAGACCTAGAACCTTATTTAAGAGACTGGTACAAAAAATATTATACAGCTAACTGGCAAGAAGGCTGGACCCAAGAAGGAGAAGATGAATTTGTGAGAGTTAATACATCAGAATACAAAGCCAAAGGCGGAAGAATCGGATATGGTCTTGGTGACCTGGTTGGTTTAGGTGAGAAAACAGGAGTTGTGCACCCCAATCCTGATAAAGTAGCAACAGGAAATGGTTTTATGGGAAGTTTAATTCCAAGAGCCATTGATTCTGGAATCTTGTCTATACCTCAAAGCCCAGAAAATAAATTACAACAAGCATATGCAGTTTATGTGGCAAGTGGTGGCGATTTAGAATATGAAGAATGGAAAGCAGATCGAATGATGGCAGCTCAAGGCGGAAGAATTGGATATGCACGTGGACCTGTTCTTCCTGAAGATATTTCAGAATTAGGAGCAGAACCAAGTCTAGATGAACTTATTCAAGAAGAAGGAATTCCTGTTGGAGAACAGGTTAAAGGACCTCTTCTTCCTGAACTTGAAGAAGAAGATATTATGGAATTTATGCAGGATCAGGGTATTCAAACTAAAGAACTTGAAGCAGGGGCCGCGGACATTAAAGTTACAGGAGATGTAACACCGAATGTTGAAAAATTCATAGAGGAAAAATGGATTGAACGGGGTGGACAGTGGGGTGACCTAATTCCAAAATGGTTTAGAGACGAGATAATTAAATACTATAATCTAAAAGCTTCCGCTCCTCATCCCGATGAAAACTGGATGGGATTATGGGAAGATTTACGTGGAAAAGGAGAAGTTCCTGAAAGTATTAGAAATTTACAAGAATTTAAAAATTGGTTTCAGAATCAAGATTTCGATATTGATATGAGTCAAGTAGACACAGGAATTATGCAAGCTTCCAAAGGCGGAAGAGCTGGAATGCAAAAAGGTGGAAGAGGATTATTATCTCTTTCTCATTTACCCTGGTTAAAACTTCTAGAAGAAGACGAAGAAGAATTAAATAAAGGTGGAAGAGTTGGACTTCAAGGTGGTGCTTCAATTGATCCAAGAATGCGACAATCACTTCGAGAAAATACTGCCCTGAATGATGCACGAAGAGCAGTTAATGAAGCTCTAAGCGGAACAGGGGGCGAAGGTGCAATAGATAGATTATATGAAAGATTCCATGTTGGTAATCCTAGAATGTTTTCACCGGGAACTAATCCTAGACCTGGCCAAACATACCACAGCATATCGGATAGAGCAGCTTTGGAAAGAGAACTTTCAGGAAAAATATTAGGAGGCGGATACAAAGGTACTGCTGAATATGAAAGACAACAACAGGCTGCCAGAGATAGAATAGCGGCAAAGGAACAAGCAAAAGCTGAAGCAGAAGCTAAAAGAATAGAGGCTGCAATAACGGGTGCATATGGCAAACCTGAAGATTATGAATTTCAAGCTCAACTTTTAGGAATGAATCCACAAGCATATTATGATTATCTTGCAACTGGAGACCCTAAGGGAGTAACAGGAAGTGGAATGGGAGCATGGCATACTCCTTACAATGTTTGGTATGACCAACAACTAGCAAACCAACCGCCAGGACTACCAGAAAGTCAAAAAATACAATATGGACAAGTACCACGAGGAGGAGGTATAGGAATGTTAACTGCAGGTCAACCTCCAAGTATGTATTCACCTTATACTGATGCTGTAACTTCACAAAAACAAGAATGGGATGTACATTACCCAACTAAAACATATCAAAGTACTTATGCGGCACCAGACCCATCAACCTGGGATCCATATCAAAAATGGAAAGCTGGAATACCTTTTAACAAAGGAGGCAGGATCGGAAAATTCGGCGGAGGCTTAGGAGGCCTTCCAGGAATACCAAGAATGGCTGCCGATGGATTAGAATACGATATGAGAGGCGGAGGATTCCAGAACCTTGGAGCTAAAGAAGGCAAAGATGATGTCAAGGCAAACTTGGCAAAGAATGAATTCGTAATGACTGCAGATGCAGTCAGAGGTGCAGGCGGCGGAGATATAGAGGTTGGCGCACAGAGAATGTATGATACAATGAAAAAATTGGAGCGTAAAATAGCATAATGATAACAGAAAAAATATTAGAAGCTAAAAAGATATTAGAAGAACATGCACCGAAAGGTGAATTTTTAGCATACATCAGTAAAGAAGAAGCTGAAATTTTAAAAAATTTAGGAGGCTCTGGTACTGCCGTTGAATCAACGGGCATACCTTCTTTTCAAGTAACACAATCACAGGTACTGCCAGCACCTTTCATAGAAACACTTGGTAAAGGATACGCAGCAACTTTACCTGGACTGGCTGGAGCACCGGTTACTACAACCGATATATCGGCAACCATGACTCAATTGCCTGGAGAAACTCCCGAGGCATTTCAAGCAAGAAAAACGGCACAAGGAATAGCGGCTACCCAGTTCGGAGAACGACAAGCCGGAATGGCGGCACTTGCACCACAAGTTGCAGCTTTAGATCCTTTACAAACTCAAGCAATAGGACAGGCAGGTGGACTTGGTGCTTATGCACCTTATCTAGCTGCGGCTGGAACACAGGCAGGAACAGCTGGAACACAATTAACGGCAGCAGGCACAGCGATGGGCGCAGCACCTTCATACATTTCAGGGGCAGCGGGCTTACTAGGCCCAGGAGCAGGAGCGGCAACTACAGCGGGAACAGTAGCTTCTTATATGTCTCCATATCAACAGGATGTTATTGATGAAGCATTAGCAGAATTTGATGCACAAGCAGGTAGATCCAGAACACAACTTGGAGCTCCAGGTGTAGCAGGAGTTTTTGGTGGTGGTCGTCATGGTATTGCAGAAGCAGAATATCAATCGTCAAGCGATAGAAACAGATCAGCATTACAGGCAGGATTACTTCAACAGGGTTATGGCCAAGCTACACAAGCAAGACAACAAGATTTAATGAATCAATTAGGACTAGCCGGAGCACAGCAACAATATGGCGCTGGGCTTGCAGGTTTAGCAGGACAAAGAATGGGACAAGCTGGATTCCAGGCACAATTGGCAGGACAGGCTCCTCAATTAGCAGCACAAGAAATTTCAGGACTAGGAACTTTAGGTTCAGTAAGACAGGCACAATCTCAAGCAGTACTTGATTCTCAAAGACAAGCAGCGGAGATGGCGGCTTATGAGCCAATGAAAAGAGCAGGTTTCTATGGATCACAAATAACAGGATTAATGGGAGGATACCCAGCACAGCATACATTCGAACAACAACCAACAGCAAGTCCGTTGTCACAGGCTCTTCAAGCAGGTACAGGACTGGCAAGCCTTTGGGGCAATTTAGCTTTAGCTAGAGCATTAGGAGGACAATGAGAATTTTAAAAAGACCTATGTTCAAAAAAGGCGGATCCGCTAACGAAGGCATTATGCACGGGCTTGAGCGTAGAAATTATGCAGAAAGTAATTGGAAAGACTTAGCGGGAATATATAAAAATTTACCTATTGAAATACGTAAGTATGATTCACCAGTAGTTCAGGATGCAGCAAGTGAAGTTGCTAGTACTAAAGATTTATATCAAGACGCTTTATTGGATTATGGTTGGGCAACAGGTCCAAAATATAAAGGACCTGAGTGGCATGAGGATATATACATAGACGAAGAAGGCAAACTGCAAAAAAAAGAACCTTCAGAAATGATTAAAACACCCCCAGGCGGTACACAATTACCACTTTATGAAATGCCACCACCTATAAAGAAAGATGATAGAAAAGACGGAGAAAAAAAAGTTGTAGATAAAAAAACTATACTAAGTGACAGAGCCAAAGAATTTTATAGACTAATGTCTCCGCATGCAACAAAAAAACTGATTGCTGATGTTACAGGAGCAGCGAGCGAATCACTTTCAGGAAGCACCGGTGATACAAGACAGGATATTGTAAACGCTATTACAGCAGCTGCCGGAGCATCTGGAGGTCAAAGAAAAACTTATGAAGATGCTATGAAACTTGCTATTGGAGAAAGTATTCAAAAAGGAATTGCACAAGCTACCTACAAACCCAATACAATGGAGACATTAATTGCTCTTGGAAGAAGTGATAAACCGGAAGATAAGGCAATGTACAAGCGCCATACTAAGGGTGTAGATGCAGATGCGGATATGCTCGTTACTTTAATGACCAAGTATCAAGGTCTTAATACAATGAAAAGAGCACTAGGAGATCTTTTTGAAATAAAGGCAAATACAGCCAATGCAAAAGATTATGGAGGAACTTTACCTGCAGATAAAAAAGGTGAAATGGCTGATTTTGGAAAAATGGAAAAAGGTAAAATATACTTTAATTATTTTGATGGCAATTTTTACAAATTAGATGAAAAGGGTGAGGAAACTCAAACAGCTAAACCAGCTTATCTAGAATCTAGTATACCTATTTAGGAGAGCTAAATGACAGCAGCTTTAGAAAAATGGAGAGCTAGGCAAAGAGAACTCAATCTAGATAAGTCAGAAGACTATAGTAAAATAGGAGTAATGCACTCCATGCTTGCAGGCGTGGGTTCAGGTCTTATTGCCATTCCCAAAGGTTTATTTTCTCTGGGCGCAACACTTATGGATCTTGGAGCAGATACTAAGAAAGCTGCTGACGTAGAAAGATGGTTTGATGATCTAACGACTTGGGATGAAAGAGCAGAAGCAACGACTGCTGGTAAACTTACAGAAACGTTAGTTAATCTAGGTATACCTGGAGCTATTGCATTTACGAAAGGTGCACAACTTGCAAAATATGCAATTGATACTACCAAAACTGGAAAATATTTTAGACTTAATGATCCTAACTTAGTTAAAGCCGGTAAAACAGCGTTAGAACTTAATACCAAGGGTAAAACCGCAAGGTTTATTGCAGCAGCTACAGCTGGTGGATTAGCTGATGGAGTTTTTGTTGGTGATGTAGAACAGATTGGAACTTTTGGAGATTTGTTAGGAGGACCTACAGCAATAGAAAGAGACGATGGTGAATACGACGCGACAAGACAACTCATGAATCGAGTTAAGTTCGGCACTGAAGGTTCATTATTTATAGGTGTTTTAGCAGGCGCAGGGAGAACTTTAAAAAAATTAGCAAAAAGAAGTGAAGTGGATAGAACTTCAACAAATGAATTTGTAAGAATTCATCATCAAATTCTAGGTAAAATTGCTTCAAAAGGGAAAACACCAAGTTTATTTCCTTCTCTTAGAAAACAAACAGGTCGTATGGATGCCGATATAAACGTAGCAAAGAATGCTAATTTAGAAATTAGCAAACACATTGATGGCATCTTTCCTTTATGGAGGCCTATGGCCAAAAAACTAACTGAGGCACAAAGAAAAGAAACTCTAGAATTATTGGATTTGTCTTTTAAATCAGGGACTAGAAGAATAGATCCTAAAACAGGAAGAATAATAGGGCCTCAAATAAGATATAGAGAATTTCTAGAGGGTGAAAAAATAATTATAAATAATAGCGGTGATACAGGAGTTGTTAGAGCCCTTAATAAAAGAAATGAAAAAATGGGGATAATGAATGATTATTACATCATTAAAGGAAAAGGATCACAAAAAGATTGGATTTTAGATAAAAGATCTGTTGATAGATTAAACAAAAAAGCAGTAGCTGAGTTTGGCCCTATGGATGAGATTGTTACTCATTCTAAAGTAGAAAATGGAGAACTAGTTAGTAAACGAGTAAACGTTGAAGATAAATTAAAAGAATTTGGAATGTTGCCTAAAGATATTGAAGGCACTTTTCTTAGCCTAGGTATGATGCGTGCTCGATTAGGTTCAATG